GGCGGCGCAGGACAGCGCAGAGGTTGATGCGGCAGAGGATGGCGCATCTGGTAGAAGAGAAGAACGGGCAGATGAGGATGGTATGGAGGAACGATTAGTAAGGAAAATTGGTTCATCTATGAAATAAATTGATTATAATCAGTGAATGTAATATAATGTTTCTATTACAAACGGAGGAGAAAGATACTATGGATGATATAATAAAATTATGCGATGAATTGGAAAGCTGTAAAAGAAAAAATATATGTTATAAAAATGAAATTGTATGTACAAGAGCATTGGTGAATCGATATATCGACGGAGATGATTCAAAAAGGTTGAAGTTAAAAGCCCAAATTAGGCAACACGGAAGGGGCTTGGAACAAGGCACATTGTCTACAATTTCACAATCTGTTTCAGTAATGTCGCTCTTGGTGACGGTAGTTAGTGGGGGTTTGGGGTTTGAGCAAACCATGAGCATGTTGTTTGCTTTTGGAACATTGGTAGCTTTGCTAATAATTTCTATAATTGGTTGGTGGAGCATTAATAAATTTGGTCATAGGGATAAGTGGAAACAATATATACAAGTAGTTTTAGAAGATATGGAGAAATAGCAAATATGTAGTTGAGATTGTTTTAAATTCAAAATTTGGCACAAATCCACTCCAAACCTATTGTATGATATTATCAGAAACATTGCAGTGATAATACCAGAAAGGGGAGAATACGGTGGGAGTAGATAAGAAAATATTGGAGCAGTATGTAGATGCATGTGAGATGATCCGGGAGACGGAGCAGGACATTAAGAGATTGAAGCGTAAGCGGCAAACGATTGCGACAGGAAGCGTAAAAGGTTCGATGAATGATTTCCCATACGCAGAGACACATTTCAAGATTGAAGGAACATCGTTCACATACACGGATGATACGCAATTGCGCATGGAAGAGAAACTGTTGGAAGAGAGAAAAGCCCAGTCGGAAGAGATCAAGCTGCAGGTGGAGCAGTGGATGAACGGCATACCGGTACGGATGCAGAGGATCATCCGGTATAAGTTCTTTGAGGGAATGAGCTGGGAGAGAGTAGCAGACAGGATAGGCAGAAAAGCAACCGGTGATAGCATAAGAATGGAGTTTAATAATTTTATGAGAGTAGCATAAAAGTAATTTCGTTTTTTTCGGATTTTTCGTTTTTAAAATGTTATAGTATAAACTGCAAGAAGTGAATTGAGAGAGCCAAGAGCCATTTGCTTTTTGCAACTCCCCCAACCCAGAGAAGGCGCCCGTTCAATGACGGGTGCTTTTTTGTATGTAAAGAAAAGGTAGGTGATGGTCCTTGCCAAAGGCAAAAGATGCGAGAGCGGACAAAGCCTTTGAAATGTATAAGCAAGGGCTTAAGCTAATAGAGATTGCAAACCAGCTCGGGATAGCAGAGGGAACTGTGCGGAGCTGGAAGAATCGGTATAAGTGGGATGATGGTGGTAATGCAACGTTGCAAAAGAAAGAAAAAAAGGAACGCAACGTTGCGAAAGGAAATAAGCAAGCGAAGAGAGCAAAGAAAGAGCCTGTTGCACATGAGGTTGAAGCAGTAATACAGAATACTGATTTGACCGATAAGCAACAGCTTTTTTGCATTTATTACATTCGTTGCTTTAATGCAACCAAGGCATATCAGAAAGCGTATGAGTGTGATTACGCAACCGCAGTGGTGGCGGGACCGAGATTGTTAGGAAATGTTCGGATAAAAGAGGAGATTTTTCAGCTGAAGCAGGAACGACTCAACAGAGAGTTCTTGAGTGAAACAGATATCTTCCAGAAGTACATGGATATTGCGTTCGCGGATGTAACCGATTTTGTGGAGTTCGGAAACGAAGAGATGGAAGTGATTCTGGATACAGGGGAACATAAAACTATCACAGTAAGCCATGTTAATATCAAGAATGATACTGATGTGGATGGAAGCATTATTTCAGAAGTGTCCAAGGGCAAGGATGGGGTGAAGGTAAAACTTGCCGACCGAATGAAAGCGCTACAGTGGCTATCCGACCATATGGACCTTGCAACGGATAAACAGAAAGCGGAGATTGCACTGCTAAAAGCAAAGGTGCAGACAGACGATGAGGAAGAGACTGCGGATGACGGATTCTTAGAAGCGCTGCAGGGAAGTGCCGCGGAGGATTGGATGGATGAAGAAAATTAAGCAGACATTCAAATTCAAGCCCTTTTCTAAGAAACAGCGCATGGTATTAAATTGGTGGTGCGATACATCACCAGTTAAGGATATGGATGGCATCATTGCCGATGGGGCAATCCGTTCCGGTAAAACGGTATGTATGTCGTTGTCCTTTGTGATGTGGGCGATGACACAATTTAACGGTCAGAACTTTGGTATGTGCGGAAAGACAATCGGCTCTTTCCGGCGTAACGTACTGTTCTGGCTTGAAGTGATGTTACGGAGCCGCGGCTATACTGTAGCAGACCATAGAGCTGACAATCTGGTCGTTGTGACAAGAGGAGAGACGACCAATTACTTTTATATATTTGGCGGCAAAGATGAGCGTTCACAAGACCTTATCCAAGGTATTACCTTGGCTGGGGTCTTTTTTGATGAAGTGGCGCTGATGCCGGAAAGCTTCGTGAACCAGGCAACCGGACGATGCTCTGTTGAGGGATCGAAGTATTGGTTCAATTGTAATCCGGATGGACCGTATCATTGGTTCAAGACGGGATGGATTGACAAAGCAACTGGATATCTGGGGAAAAAGAAAACACAGGAGATAAGAGAAAAAGCTGCAGCAGAGAACCGGGATCCGGGATTAAAAGAGATTTTATATCTGCATTTTACGATGGATGATAATTTATCTCTGTCGAAGAAAATCAAGGAAAGATATCGCAGTATGTATACAGGTGTATTCTACCGGCGGTATATCCGTGGCTTGTGGGCGATGGCAGAGGGCATTATCTACGATATGTTCGACACTGCCAAGCATGTGATATCGAATTTGTCAGATCTGGTCAACGAAAATTACTATGTATCTTGCGATTATGGTACGCAAAATGCCACGGTATTCCTGCTGTGGTGCAAAGAGCGTTCCGGACGGTGGGTGTGTTGCCGGGAGTACTATTATTCCGGTCGTGATGAGGAACGACAGAAAACAGACACAGAATATGCAGATGACTTGGAGCGATGGCTTGCTGGGATTAAGCCTGTCAAAATAATCATTGACCCGTCGGCAGCATCCTTTATAGCCGAGTTGAAAAAACGTGGCTATACCATAAAAAAGGCGAAAAATGATGTGCTTGATGGTATCCGGTTTGTAGCATCATTGTTAAACCAGGATCTGATAGCTATTAGTGACCAGTGCCCAAACACTATAAAAGAGTTTGGGTCATATATCTGGGACCAGAAAGCATCTGAGCGTGGCGAGGATAAACCGGTAAAGCTGCACGATCATGCGATGGATGCTCTTCGGTATTTCTGTTATACGATTATTCGCAAGCCGGGCGGCATCAGCATTTTAAAATAGAGGTGAGAACATGGAACTTGAGGTAATGAAAAAACTCATAAGAAAATACGAACCGGGACATACACGGTTTTCCTTGCGGGCGATGCAGGCGGAACGGTACTACCGGAATGAAACGGATATTCTGGTAAAAAACAAGCTCACAGACGAAAAAGAGAAAGAGGAACCCGACAATCCGTTACGTAACGCAGATAACCGGATCCCCCGGAACTTCCACGGGCTTATCGTAAATCAGAAAGCTGCGTACATGTTCACGGCACCGCCGCTCTTTGACATTGGGAATGAGCATGGAAATGAAGTCGTGACAGAAGTACTCGGTGATGAATACCGGAAGAATTGCATGGAGCTGTGCATAAACGCTGCCAATGCGTCAGTAGGCTGGATTCACTACTGGGAGGATGAAGATGGAGCATTCCAGTGGGCGGTAGTTGACAGCAAGCAGATTATTCCGATCGAATCTCATGATTTGAAAAAGAAACTGCTTGGCGTTCTCCGTATGTATGATGAAATCGACGAAGAGACGGGAGATACCTATGCAATCTATGAATACTGGGACAAGGAAAGCTGCTGGACATTCCGGCGGAAGAACGGAGACACCTTAGAGGACGGTTTACTTTATTACAACACTTTTATGGTGCCGGATTCCAGTGATTTTACAGCAGAGTATCGTCACGAATTTGGAGAAGTGCCGTTTATTCCGTTCCCGAACAATAACACCAATACGAATGATTTGAAAAATATCAAGCCGCTGATAGACGTATACGACAAGGTCTACAGCGGTTTTGTTAATGATTTGGATGATATTCAACAGCTGATAATTGTTCTGTCCGGGTACGGCGGCGCAGATCTTAACACGTTTCTGTCAGATTTGAAAAAATATAAGACCATCAAGGTAGATGGGGACGAGGGCAGTAACCCGGGAGTGAGCACGCTCAACATTGAGATTCCGATTGAAGCCCGCAACAGCGTGTTAGAAGCCACCAGAAAGGCTATTTTTGAACAGGGGCAGGGATTTGACCCACAGCCGGAGAACTTCGGAAATCAGAGCGGAGAAGCGCTTAAATTCATGTATTCGTTGCTTGAAATGAAAGCCGGGCTGACGGAGACGGAGTTCCAGCTTGGGTTCGCCCGTCTGGTAAGAGCGATATGCCGCCATGAGGGAATTGATTGCAAGAAAATCATCCAGACGTGGACCCGCACTTGTGTAAAAAATGACACGGAGCAGGCACAAATTTGCAAGGATTCGGTTGGGATTGTCAGTAAAAAGACGATTCTCAAAGCGCATCCGCTTGTCGAGGATGTAGACGCTGAATTGAAGCAGTTGGAGAAAGAGGCACAGGAAGCACAGGAGAAAGCAGATGCTTACGCCGGTGCTTTTGATGCATCTAAAAATAGCACTGAAACAGATAGCAATGAGAAAGCAGATGCCGAGCAGTGAAATGAGGTGAGTGCATGGGAGAACGGACAAGTGAATACTGGCAGGAGCGCTTCCGGCAGTTGGAAGAATCACAGCATGATACGTCCGTTCAGACCGTGCAGGAGATTGAGCAGGAGTTCCGGCGGGCAGAGCAGGCTCTTGACGGGAAG